GTTGGTATGACTGTTACTACTTCATCAGGAGATATAGCTATACGTCAATCAAGACCCTATGGTAGGGTCTTGATTGACGTATAGCTATATCTCCTGATGAAGTAGTAACAGTCATACCAACTCCTCCTTGATTAGGCTGAGCAGCAATAGTAGCTGAGCCTGCTGTATAGCTTTCCCAACGAAGTGGTTGACTTCCATACTCAAAATCAGCATCGTAAATGTTTTGATGTCTAGTAATTTTTAATCTACCAAAAACATCCATGCTTTTTTTAGCATCAAAATTTCCTAATCCTAAACTCATGGTTTTTATTTTTTATTGTTCTTCTTGTTGTTGCCCTTGTTGTTCTTGTTCTTGTTGTTGTTGCTGAGCTTGTTGTTGTTCAGCCTCTTGTTGTTTCTGTTGCATCTTCTCCTGTACCGCACTTCCTAAAATAGAATCAGCCATTTGTTTAATCTCATCCGGTAATGGTTGTCCTGTTTTTAAAGACTCCATATACATGCTAGTAGCAAACTTAATTAACTCCAAATCTCTATCAGAGTCTCCCTTAGTTTTGTTTACCGCCATCTTACCCTGAGATTCTAGTTGACTTAACTGAGCGTCCTGTTGCATTTTTTGCTGAGACACTTGTTGTTGTATCTGCGCATTCATTTGACTATTCTTCTGCGCATTTTCTTCAGCATCTTTCTTAGCTCTCTTCATACTTTTAGCCAAGTACAACTCAGCTAACTTAACGTCTTCAATGTTTTTAATCTTAAAGACTTGTTCGTAACTAATAGCACCTGATTGTAAAGCCTGCATCATTAAATTATTTAACTCAGCTTTCTTTTGTTCATCAGGAAGCATTTCTACCTTCACATCAAAAGTCATATCTAAAAGACTCATATCATAGCCTTCCATTTCTTTATACTTAGTAGCTTTGAATACAACGCTATCCCATAACATCATAGCTACCTTTTCAGATGTCTCTTCCATTACACAAGTAAAAGCATCATAGATATATTCAGTAGCACTATTAGAACTTTGTATCTGTTGTTGCATTACTCCAAGGCCAGTCTTTACAGGTACACTTGAACCATCTCTATACTCAGAGATACCCATTTCTTCTCTTAGTCTATCTAAGTTAAAGTTGTATTGACTAATCAAAGTATTTAACTGAGCTACGTTTCCATTGTTTGGAAGTTGCTGAATAGGGAAAGCTTTAGGTTGCCCATCGTCCCCTGTTGAATCCCAAAACACTCTACCTGTCTGGTCGTATATCTTCATTAGTTGTAAAGGCTCAACAGAATTACCTGTGCCTAAATCAACATCTCTAAATCCTGAAATGTCTACAGAGAATCCATCTGGCTTCATTAAAGCAATCAACTGTTGCATCTTCATTCTGATAAGAAGCATTGCCCTAATTGGCCCCATAGCTTTCTCAATCATCGAAGGTAATAAAGCTCCTGTAGCATTTGGACAAATAATAGAATAGCTGAACATAGCATCTACGCCATTATTATAAGGACGTATTGTATTGGAAGTTAAGTCCCATTCCAACATGATATCAGTATCGCATACCCAAGCTCCATGATAGATGTTCATCATCTTATCTTCAATAACTTCTCCTGCTAGCTCTTGTCCTGCCGGAGCCATTGGCTTACCTTGTTTAGGTATAGCAAGTACATTGCCATATTTGTTTTCTGTCTTAACAGTATATTCTACGTCTACAGTCTTTACTTCAAAGTCGAAAACCAATACCGCGTAATCATCATACGGTCTGAGTTCGGTATATTTGTATGAATCTTTCCAATAAAGGTTTTCAGGTCTTTTAAGTTCTCTAGAAGCTTTCTGCGCCAACTTAAACAAAGTCTCTTCATCAAGATTGTATTTTTTTCTTATTACAGAAATCTTCATTGGGTTAACATACCCTATGTAAGCCAAGTCTTTACCGTTGTCTGTTTCAAAAACATTGTAAATTAAATTCTCAGGCTTGATTCTTTTAATCCTAATGTTATGGTTGGCATCAAAGTAAACTTTAGTAGCTGCAAAGTTACAGTCTATAATATCTCTTAGAAGCGTTCTTTTTAAGACTCCGTAATCATTTTCGTCCAAGATTTTTTTAATCTTAGTTTCAAATAATATCTCTTCAGGTAGTCTGTATTCTAAATCAAAATATAAAGCAATGTCATCTTCGTCTTCAGGCATAAACTTTTGAGACTCAATCTGATGTCCTAATTCTTTTTCAATAGCTTCTATCTGTTCCTTATTCTTCATACGGAACATGGCTTCTTGTTTTTCCATATCCTTAATAGAATCGCTCATATCATCCGTAGCTTTAACTACAGGCTTCTCTCTTCTTGATAAATATGTTCCAAGTAATATCTCTACAAACTTAGGTGCAATCTTAATAGTACTCCAATCTAAATCTACATATGTCTGGTTACCCTCTACCCTCAGCAAGTCCATAAACTCTTTCATAGAGTTTGTCCCCATTGAAAATTCTCTGTTAGCTCTCCACACTCTGTAACGCTTGCCGTAATATCCATCCGAGTTTCTATCAGCAGAATTAAATATACCTTTAGCTACTTGCAATCCATAATCCTTCTTCCTTTTTTGTGAAGGTTTGTCCATGTGCATTTGCAAAAGCCTGTCTATACTAGAAAACATATTCTTGTGTTTAATACAAATGTAACATTTTATTTGGACTTTGAACCCCAGTTAAATATTAGTTTAATATACCATTCGTCTACTATTCTATTCTTTTTAATCCAAGATGATACTATCTCAATTCTTTTTCCTTTATCTTTTGGCATAATAGTATAGCCTGTATCCCAAAATGGTTTCATTAGTTTGCGGTATCTATCAGCCCTGTTTTTTAATTCTTCTTCTGAGTACTTGCCAGGCTTGTCTGAAATCTCTTTAGCTTCTTTTACTTGGGTAATGTCTTGTTTAATTTTAGCCATATTAAAGAACATCCTCAATGTATTCTTCTCGTAGTACTCTACTACCTCTCTACCCTTGTCTAGTAAATAATAAAAACCTTTGCCGTCCTTACAGGCTAATCCCATACCTATAAGTATGTTTACATCAGCATGTATTAAAGTGTGAGGCACTCCTAATTGTTTAAAGTCAGATTGAACCTTTTGTATAGAAGTAAAATTCCTTTCATACATATAGAATAAAATTAACATCCTTTTGACGTTAAGTTTCTTAGGCAATGGCTTCATTATCTTATGAGAGATAAATCCTAAATACATTATCCACTTCCTTCTTCTTAGTTGGTAGTGCATATTTTTAATGTAGGATTCTCTTTTCTTAATGATGCCTTCTAAGTGCTTTATTCTTTCTCTGTAGGGGGCTGATAAAGTTCTTTCAAGCGCATCGGTGTTAATAATTGCTGATATATTAACTCCTTTACTTTGGCTTTCTATTTTCATTTATGAGTTGTTCTATTAATGGAATGCCTTTCTTTTCGGCTTCCTTTGCTTCATCTTCATCCATTTTAAGATAGTTAACCCTTAACCAGTTCACAGAGTCTACCATATCCTTTAAGCTAGAAGTTAACTTTTGAAACCTTTCAAATGTCTTATCATCACCATTTAAGTCAAGAGTAATACTATTTAAAGAAATAGATAGTTCGTTTATCTTCCTGTTAAGGGCAAAGAATAAAGCATACATACCATCGCTCTTGTATAATAATAGTTCTTGTTTTATTGTTTCTAATTCAGACATATTGTAGCATTAAATTTTTCTTCTGTGTTTATAAGATGTATAGAGAATTTGTTTTCAAGCACTCCATTATAAATACTGTCTATCTCTTCTTCTGTTAATGGTTCTACTAAGTCTCTAATGATATGATAATAAACTGCATCTTCCGGTTCATACTCTTTTGCAAAGTCCTCTATACAATCAAAGCTCTCTCCAAACAAAATCATATCGTATTGCTTGTCAAAAAATAATACAACTCCAGAACTTACTAAGTATTCTTTTTTCAAATACTTAATAGGACTTAAGTCTATTATAAAATTTCTAGCATTTGTCAGGTTAATTATTAGTGCTTGACTCATTGCCAAATTTAAGACACTTTATCAAATACTCCAAGCACATCATCTTTCCAAATTCTTATTGCTTTTTTTTGCTGATTCTTAAAGTGATACACTATCTCATAATCAGAATATTTGTAACAAAGAACTCTATCTCCTGGTTGAACATCATCATAGTCTTCAGGGGTAGATACAATATCAAAGGTAGTTTCCATAGTCTCTTCAAATGGAACGTGTAAGGTTGATTTGTTTTCTTTCTTAATTCTTTTGGCAATTAGATTACCATTCAAAGGTATAGGCTCTCCTGTTTCTTTATTAATCTTTGCATATACTGTTCCATCAAAATGAATAGCTAGAATAGTAGATTGGTCTGAGTAGTCTGTTTTAATAATCTGTCCTTCGTTAGTAAGTACGTTGTGGTGTACTATAATTAAGTCTCCAACCTCTACCGTTGATATCTCATCTCCCACACTCAGCACTTCACATACGGTAGGATTTATTTCACGACTATTTTCTCCGTACTTACGTCCTATATAGAGCTGAATCTTTTCTCCGTTAGGCCCATCAATAACATGTGTTTCTTTTTGCTCGTTGTATGACTTTACAACAAGTTGCTTTCTTTTTGCTTTCATGGTTTATTTTTTAGTTGATTTTCCGTCCTTCCCGTTTCTAGCCCTGTTTGTGCTTTGCGATTCGCGAACCAAAGAACCTGACTTAGTATGTGATGCATCCTTGCCATCTTTATTGCCGTAGGTTCCTGCTTCTCTGTTAGCTTTATTAAGCTTCACCCTATACTTCTTTCTTTCAGGAGTAGCGTGGTATTCTTTATTGTAAGCGTTCTTTTTCTTACGAGCTTCAGGGTTATTCTGAAAGTACTTTGCTGATTCAGACTTACCCTTACTTGTACCTGCTAGACTGTTTTTCATGTTATTTCTTTTTGTGGGCGTTAGCAAATTTTCTAGCTGAGTCTACACTACCAAATCCCCAAGCCTTTAAAGCTAAAGCTTTTCTTGTAGGTTCTCCGTTTGGCTTTTTCATAGGCCCAGCCATGCCAGCAAACCTAGCAGCAAAAGAAACTCTCCTAGGATTGGTGCCACTCTTTACAGGGGCTTTCAAATGTCCACCTGTCTCCTTATTATAGGAAGCTCTACCCTTTGCGTTTAAACCTCCTTTAGGATTCTTCCCTTCTTTTTTTTTCCACGCAGAACTCATGATTGGTATTTTTGAATTATATCTTTTACTTCTTGAATACTAAACTTATATATTCGATGGCTGATAGCTTCAGCCTCCAACTCCATTACCGCCTTCTCACCTATCTTTTTAACCAGTCCTATTCTGTACATTGCTTGGTTACCGTGTAGCCACATGTTACATCCTGGACATTGCCTGTTAACATTCCATTCGTTAAAACGAAGATACGCAAAACCTTT